TCAAGGTGAAAAAACATTTACCAGAAGAGAAATTGCAGATGAAATTAGAGATAATTCTTCTTGGGGGATATCTTTTTTAAGTATTACGATTATGTTAGCCATAGAAATTATGGCATCTGAAGAAGAATAAGAGTAGGGAAAAACAAATTATAATCATGAACAACATATTAATTAATAACAAGGGTATAGATGTTATAATCCTTGAAGATGGTACAACATTAAAAATGCCATTAAGAGAAGCCCTTGAAATAATGATTAGATCATCAAATGATGAAGATACTCAAGAACTATATATAAGTGCAGATAAGGGGCAAACAATAATTACTGGATGTATTATCAATAAAACTACTATTAAAAACAGCGAGGGCTATAGTGATGAGTTTCTTCCAAACATAGGAGATAAAGTACTTCATGAAAATAAAATAGGTGAGATTTATGCCTTCAAAAATAAAAGCGAGGTAATAATAAAATATGGTAAACAGATATTTGCCACAGTTCACGTTGGGGAAGTTACATTCATTTCAAGAAAAATAAATTTTTTAGATAAAATAGTAAAATACTTTGATTAGAAATTAAAAAACATTAACTTTACATAAATAAAATAAAACTTGTCATGAATCAAATAAATCAAGGCGGAAAGCGCATTAATCAATATGATGATCGTATTGTAATAGAGGGTAAAACATATATGTTTCCAGAAGAAGTTAAAAACAAAGATGTGAAAGATTTAGTCATAGGAGATGGAGAAATTGTCGTTAATGGATATTCACTTGATCTTCAGGACGGTAGCTTTACAAAAAAGGTTATTTTTTCTCCTCAGTCTCTAGTAAGTAAGTTAGTTTATTCATTTATTAATGTTCTAAGAAAAAAAAGATGAAAAATTATATAATAGTTAATAATCTAAAAATGAAAACACAGCCAAGGGGCATGTAAATTAAAAAATAATGAATATATGACAAATAAAGAAAGAGCCTTATTAGTTGCAGACAAAGCTCATGCAAACCAAATGTATGATATGTATCCATACGGATACCACATTAGGCAAGTGGTAAAAATAGCAGAAGAGCTTGGGTATGACGAAAGTATTATTGTGGCTTCTGCATTGCACGACACTTTGGAAGATACAGAACTTAGTTACAGTGATTTGAAAAAAGCTTTTGGTGAAGAAGTTGCAGAAATAGTTTATTGTGTAACTGATGAACTTGGCAGAAATAGGAAGGAACGAAAAGCAAAGACTTATCCAAAAATACAAAGCAATTGGAAAGCTACCGTCGTAAAGATTTGCGACAGGATAGCTAATATGCAACAAAGTAAAGAGTATAATAAAAGGCTTTATGATATGTATAAAAACGAACACGAAGACTTTTGCAGAAACCTAACTTGTAAAGACCACCCATATTCAGAAACTAATAAGGCTTGGGAGAAACTTAATAAATTAGTACTTACTTAGCATTGCACATATAACGTTTGATGATAAAAAATATAAAAATGAGGTATATAAATAAAAAAAATATAGAAATAGGTGATATTATAACAGATGGTTCACCGGGCAATGAAGAGTTTAGATTAAAAAATAGGGCTAAAGTTTTGTATGTTGATAAATTTCATATGATATGGTTCCCATTAAATTTATTTACAACTCATGGCAGGGGATTTAAATCAGAAAGTTGGTGTTTAACAAATGACCCATTAAAAATAGATATTAATGATTTATCTAAAGAAGAAATGGAATTGTATCTTGATAGTTCAACGTATTTAACAGATTAAATTTATGGAATACAATATTAATAAAACAAATTTATATAATAATTTTCTAGAATTAACAAATATATTTCCTGATTCCGTAAAAGGACTGTATATAACAGGATCACATCAATATGGTTGTAATCGTGAAGATTCAGATATTGATTTAACTGCAATAGTAAATGAATATCCTTCATGTGGGGAACAGTTTATCAGCGATAAGTTAAACGTTAATTTCTATAAAGTATCATCTATTCATAGGTTATTGTTCACAGAAGCCTACATTCCCTTAATAGAAGCCTTTTATGCCGATGAAAAAGATATTATAATATCTTTCTTTATTGATACTATCCCAATAAAAGATTTGTTAGATGATGTAAGTCAATTAAGAGTTTCATGTTCACAATTAACTTCTAACAGTTGGGTGAAAGGACAAAAAAAATTGGTTACCAGTGATTATGATTTAAACATGGGGTTAAAATCTATTTTTCATAGTATAAGAATTCAAGATTTTGTTATTCAATTATTAGATGGAACAACAACACCAAATTATGGGAGCTGTAATTATATTCTGTATGATTTGTTCTCGATGAGTGAAAAATTATACCGGGAGGAATTGTGGGATGCCATAAAATCTAAATATTATGCGATATACAAAGATAAGAAATCTAGGATTAAAAGTTTAATACCTAAAGAAGGGTTAAATTCACATAAACGTAAAAGTGAATTATTAGAAATTTTGAAAAAACATGGCGTTACTGTTAGTTCTTCATTAGTTGAAGATTTATTAAATTTTAATTAAATGAAAAAATATTCAAAAAAAGTAATAGAGAAAAGTTTTTATAGTAAATTTGAAATAAATGATTTACCTATTAAATTCCTAACTGAAGAAGAAATTAAGGAAGGAAAACAAGGTTATGTTTTTTGTCCTTATATATTACAAAGTACTGTAAACAAAAATAGTTTTTATAGTGATGAATTTTATGAAAAATATCGAAATGAACATAAATTTTGTCCTAAATGTGGAGAGACAAAACATAAAACAACGCTAATGGCTTTTGTATTATGTTTAGATGACTTAGATGCATATGCAGATTTAAATGATTGTACCTGTTTAAATTGTGGAGATAAACATAAAATGCATGATAGAGTATCAGTTTTGAACTGAAAAAATAATATTTATTAAAAAATAACTAATACCAGCCATTGAAGAAGGCATCAGATTAGATGCAGATGATGAATTCGTTTTTGATTATAAAGATGATCAAAAAGAAGATATTATTAAATTAAAATATAGTAAAGGTTATATTGGATCAAGAACAACCAATGGATTAGTTTCGTTTTTCTCTTATAAAATAAACAAAACCTATGATAAAAACATAAGAATAAGATTACTGACATATATAAAATCAGATTTAAAAACCAGTGGGAAATATGATAATTTTTTAAATAAGGCAATATTAGGTTTATTCAACAGCCCTAATATAAAAATTATGGATGTTGATTTAATTTTAATTCCAGAATCTGGAAGTTCTCTAAGCTTAGATATGGCTAAAAAAATTAAAAATAAAATTCCTAATGCAAATTTTGTAAATAACTCTATCATAAAAAACATAGTTAATAATATCTCGCTAGATTACGATAAATTAAGAGAAAAGAATTATAACCAAGAAACTATTTTACAATTAGAAAACATGATAAAAAAATCTGTTGTAGATGGAGTTTTTAAGATAAAAAAAAATACATCCAAGATTCCGAAAATTTATTATTGATTTTTTAAAAATTAATATAGAAGAAAGAAATATATTAAATAAATTAATAAACGGTAAAATTCTTATAGTAGATGATTACGTTTCTGAGGGAACAACTTTTAAAGAGGCAAATAGAATAGTCAAAAGTTATTTACCTAAAGAAATAATATTCTATTCATTAATAGGATAAAAAATAAATAGATCAGCTAAAAATGGCTTTCATACATATATAATGTATGAAATTTTAGACTAATAGTTGCACATAATAAATAAATTGCTTATCTTTGTTGAAAGATTTTTTAAAAAAAAAAAGAAACTATGATTGCATCAATTAATTTCGATAAAGAATATCATAATTGTCATCTATCAATAGATAACAAAGAAAAAATAATATTTTAAAGTGGTGATTATGTAAAAAATTGGTTTGATCTTATGCATTATGCCATAGTTTATTCTCAAGATGATAATATTGTTTTTTCATCTTCAATAGATGAATTTATCACCGTTTTTAATGTAAAATTTTTATATTTAATTTTTGAGGATAGGAGTTTTTGCAAGGCAGAAGGTGATCTTCTGGCGGAAGAAAAAGGTATATTGTTTTTCGTTACTGAAGAACAATATAATTCTAATATAAGTTGGAATAAATTTAAAAAAACATATCTGTAATGGCCATAGAAAAAAAGATGACGATTGTTAGTCAGATTAACGAATCTGATATAATGAAAGCTTTAGAGAACTATACTGACCAAGAATTAGCTGTATTTGCCATGAAATTAGGCAAATATAGAGATGGCACTTATGAAATTGAATTAATAAAAATGACATATCACATTTTAAATGATATATTATCTGAGCAAGAACTAGCAGTTTTACTTGAGGAATTAAAATATAAGTAAAAAATATTTTCTCAAATAGTTGCATGATATATTTTTATTCACTATCTTTGTAGCGTTAAATATATATATATTCCCCCGATACTCGTATGGTAGGGTACGCCGCTTTTAACGGTGGTATAGTGAGTTCGAATCTCACCGGGGGAACAATAAAATACTTTTATGAAAGAAAATATTCTTAATTCTTATGCTGTAACTGGAACATTTCATGGATCAATTGTTATAGCAAATAGTGAAGGAGAAGCACGGAGAATATTTCATGATTATTATAATGGTGAAAGTATTTTGTACATTTATATAAAAAACACATTATGATTAATAAAGAATCTTTTGATTGGGACAAATTTGCCAATTCTCTTAAATATGAGTTTGGAGAATGTTTAGTAGAAGAAAATAAAGGTGAGGATGATCCATATAATTGGTGGCTCACTGATGTCACAGTAGAAGAAATAGTAAAGTTTGTTAAAAACTATAAATAAAATGACTGTAATAACAACATGTGAACAATGTAGTTCTAAAAACATAACAGAATTAAATCCAGAAAAAAGAGAACAAAGCACAGATATAATATGTGAAATTAATTGTAAATGTAATGATTGTAAACATTTATTTATAATTGACTCTTGGACTAACAATGGTCAAAATCTTGGAGTTCTTTATTAAAAGTTAAAAACATGATAATTAAAGAACCATGTTTTTTAGAAAAAATAGTAAAATTTATATGCAATATAATGGATTATTTAAAATTTTTAAATAAAAAACTGGAAAAAGCTTGCAAATACAAATAATAAGACTTATATTTGTACTGTTAAATAAAAAAAGAAAATTTTTAAACTATTTATAGGAGATGAATAACGTAACAACATATTATAGTAACTTTAGTTGGTGCTTTTTTTCGGAGGAATCTGAGAAGACACTAGGAGTTATGTAATATAATGTTACAAACAAAGATTTATAAAATCTCCTAGTTCAATGTATTTGAGTTAGGAGATTTTTTTTTTGTTGCCGTGGACGAAGTGGTTAAGTCGTGATATTTTCAATATCAAGGTTACGGGTTCGAACCCCGTCGGCAATACGATATCTTCA